GACCGTCATCGAAACCAAAACCACCGAAACGCGCGATAGCTGGGGTCACCCCGGCGTCGCCACCTATGAGCGCCTGACCGAGTGGAACGAGCATGGCTGGGCCACCGTGCGCATGAGCGACACGTCCTCCGGCCACGGCTGGCAGGGCGGAAAGCACAAGTCTGCATGGGACAAACTGTGATAAATATGCAACCTCACCTAGAGCCTCACAGGTGAGGAAAGGTGAGGAAAGGTGAGGTAAAACACCCTTCCTCCTCACCCCACCCCCTAAAGGGGGTGAGGGGTGAGGAGGTGAAGGTGTTGGTTATGTGAGGTGAGGTGAGAGTGAGGAAACCAGAGATGACGACAACAATGGCCAAGAGACCAACACGCCAGAAAAAAGATGACCGCATCCTGCACAAAGGAGCGACGGCCAATGAGATCAAAGCGGACCTCGCGCTGGCACCCTTCGACGCGGCTGTCAGAGAGATGGACAAACGATGGGGCGTGGACCGCCTGCCCGAACTCGTCTCGACCGAGAGCGCCGCGAAGTGGGGCAAGGCGATGGCTGGCCTGAACGGCGCCATTGATGCGCAAGATCCCGACAAGGTAAAGTTCTGGGTCGAGATCTGTCTGCGCGGGCTGACCGCAATGGACGCCGAAGCCGTCAGCCTCGGTCGGCCCGTTTCCGATCCTGACATCTGGGAACACGAATACGAGGGCCAGGTCTACGGCATCATCGAGGATGGACGTGAATGGCCTGCCGCCTACGCCAAGCGGCCTGGCATCGCGATCCACACGATGCGCGAGGTGGCTGTCGCCCTGCACGAACACCGCAACGGGCTGGTGAACGCGGTGAAGCTGGCGTTCCCCGGCGCCGAGGTGAAGGCGATCAGACGCGCGCCGCAGGATCTGGAAGATGATTTTGATTTCTTGGAGGACTTGGAATGAGCAGCACGATTTATATCACCGGCGACACCAGCAAGGACGCCTTCTACCGCGCGCTGGCCGAGGCGCAGAAGGGCGACCGCATCGTCTACCATGTCGGCCAGACCTGCGGCGGCCTGCATCGCCACGCGGCTGCCAGAGCCGAGACCGACAAGCTGGTCTTCCTGTTCTGCAAGCGCGAGGGCGTCGGACAGTTTGCATATTTGGCGGTGAAGCGTTAGAATGCGCCCAGCGACCGGGCAGCATCGCCCGAGATGAGGTGAGCAATATGCCAGCAGGCAGGCCGACAAAGTACGATCCAGCCATGTGCGAGACAGTGATCCAGTGCGGGCGTGACGGCAAAACACTTGTTGGCATGGCTGACGAACTCGACATCAACCGCGAAACGCTGAACGAGTGGATGAAGATCCACCCGGAATTTTCCGACGCCGTAAAAGAAGGTTTGCGGAAATCCCAAGCCTGGTGGGAAGATCAGGGCCGCATCGCCACCTTCGGCGGCGTTGATGGCTTCAACGCTACAAGCTATATTTTCCAGATGAAGAACCGATTTCGCGCCGATTGGAACGACACGCTGAAGAGCGAACACTCCGGCCCAGACGGCGGCGCCATCCCGGTCGAAATCAAGCGAACCATCATCGATCCGAAGGGCTAAGGCATGGCTATCGAAGACCTGCGCGAAATCGGAAACGTGCTATATGAGCGGCGCGCAGACGGCATGCTGTATCCCGTGCGCCGCGTGCGGCCCGATACCGAGGCCCGTGGCGTGCCTCCGCAAGATCCCAGCCTGCTGAACGTCGGCGGCATCGGTGAGCGGCTCGCCTTCCTGAACCAGACGTTCAACCCGGTCGAAGGCATCGGTGGTGCAATGCGGGCCGGATCTCGCATGATGGCACCAGATCAAAGCTATTGGGACCGCATCGCTGCCTTGGGCGAGATGGCGTCAGGCGTGGCTGGCATCGCTGCACCTATTGCAGCAGCGCGTGCCATCGGTGTGCCTGCTGCCACCGCGATGATGGAGGGGCTGCTGGGGTTTTCGCCCACGACGCAGGCTGCTGGAGACACTATGCGTGCGGCTGGCCGCGATATTGTTGACCGCCTCAATCAGCCCGGACAGATGCCAACGGTTTACAGCAACCCGATCCCAGGCCGTCCTCCGTTGACCTTTGCCGAGGTGGAGCGAGCGATGCGAGCGCCCTTCGACATGGGGCGCGGCATGGGAGACAACGGCGGCCCTCCGATGAGAGACGTTGTGCGTCCGAGAAGCTATGAGCGCGTCGGCTCAGATATTGCAGAGAACTTGAGCGGGATGCCATCTGCCGCAGAAATTGCTGGGCGCGGGCCTACAATGCCTGGCGCCGGCCTGACCGACGTTAAGTCGCAAAAGCCAACTGCACTTTCTGGCAGTTACAGCCGTGGGTTTGTTGATGAGGAATTGGTTGCGCCAGTTCAGTCAAGCATATCAGACCTTGAAGACCGGACGCTGATGGGGATCGTTGGCGACACGTCTGGTCGCCAGCGCGTGACGCAGGTGAACGAAGATGTGTTTGAGACCCCAGTCGATACGCAGGGCGGGTTCCAATATATGGACCGTCCGGGGCAGGGCTACGCTGGTGCGCAAACTGCGACATCTAGCAAGCTAAACGAGGCCAGCAAAACTGAAGACCCGTTCTACATCAGCGTGTTGATGGGTGAGCAATCGCCTGACTTTGCTGTTCCAACGTCACAGATATTTGGACAAATGCTCAGGAACGCTCCAATTGCCACGAAAAACATCCCGACAATTGATGAGGCTATTCGCGGCATCGGGATGTCGGTTGTAAGAAAGAAGATCGTTGACGGCAAAGAAGTCAAATACAGCGAAACAATATATCCGTTCGGTGACTTTAAGAGCATTGGAACCCCAGGATACTTTGACGAATATGTGGCTGGACTTCCTTCCGGCACGCAACGTGCTGCGCTCCTGAAGGGAATGGATAAGGCAAATCTGCAAAAGATGGGCCTTCCAAAAGTCGCTGATGCTCGAGCCGCAATGATGGATGAAGCCCAGATTGGCATGGACTGGGGATCGACAGGATACCGGGGGTTCACTCCAGATGTTAAGCGTGGCGCATTTGGCACAACTCCAGACCAGTCCCTGACGTACCAATCCGGCGTCGATAAGGTGGGTGCGGCCAGAACTCTTACTGGCCAAGGTCGCGGCATCCCGTATGCGCTGGCGTTCCCAGATCTGGCGTCAGAACTTCGGGCAAAAGGGACAGGCGGCGGCCTTGAGATGACAAGCCCGGCTTATAAAGTATTTGAGGGAAGCCCTAAGCGCGCGAAGCAGCGTGTTACGCCCCTTGTCGTCGATCTTATTTCGACCTTCCGAGAGCTTGAGGACAGGTTCGGTCGCCGTTCTGCGCTAGGATTTGCCGCTGACACTTTGAAAGACGTGAAGGTCACAAAGGAAATGATTGAGGCTGCGCGCAAGGCAAACGCTCCAGCGTGGATGATCGCCGCGATGTCGTCCGCTGGGTTGATGTCGGCGCGTCCAGAAGATGAAGGCCTTTAAGGTGGGCAAGTGAACCTAGACATCCACACGCCTCGCTGGGCGCTGCCGATCCTGCAACGCGAGAGCGCCCGCTACATCGGGGCATACGGCGGGCGCGGATCTGGCAAGTCAACCTTCTTCGCGGAATGGATCGTGGAGCGTTGCGTGATGCGCAAGACCGACGTGGTCTGCGTGCGCGAGGTGCAGAAGTCGCTGAAGCAGTCGGTCAAGAAGCTGATCGAAAACAAGATCGAGGAATTGGGCGTCGGTCATCTATTCCAAGTGCAGCAGGCCGAGATCAAATGCCCGCACGGCGGCGTCATCATCTTCCAGGGCATGCAGAACCACACCGCCGACAGCGTGAAGTCGCTCGAGGGGTTCGACATTGCGTGGGTCGAGGAGGCCCAGTCAATCAGCCAGTTCTCGCTGGATCTCCTGCGCCCGACCATCCGCAAGCCCGGCTCGCAGCTTCTGTTCAGTTGGAACCCACGCTTCGACACAGACCCGATCGAGGGCTTGCTGCGCGGGCCAACGCCGCCGCCCGACAGCGTGATCGTCGAAGTGAACTACAGCGACAACCCGTGGTTCCCTGACGTTCTCAAAGACGAGATGGAATACGACAAGCGGCGCGATCCAGACAAATATCTGCACGTCTGGAAAGGCGAGTATGTCCGCAACAGCGAAACCCGCGTGTTCAAGAACTGGACCATTGAGGACTTCGAGGCACCGCCTGATGCCGTCCATCGCCTCGGCGCTGACTGGGGCTTTGCCACTGACCCGACCGTTGGCATTCGCTGCCACATTATAGGACGGAAGCTATATATTGACCACGAAGCCTATCAGGTGGGCTGCGAGATCGTCGACACGCCTTCGCTGTTTATGACGATCCCCGAGGCTGAGCGCTGGCCGATGGTGGCCGACAGCGCGCGGCCCGAGACCATCAGCCACATGCGCAAGAACGGCTTTCCGAAGATCATGCCCGCCGTCAAGGGGCCGAAGTCGGTCGAGGAGGGCGTCGAATGGCTGAAGTCTTTTGACATCGTGGTGCATCCGCGCTGCAAGCACACCATCGATGAACTGACGCTCTACAGCTACAAGACCGACCGCGACACGGGCAGCATCTTGCCGGTGCTGGAGGACAAGGAAAACCACGTCATCGACGCCCTGCGCTATGCCTGCGAGGGCGCACGCCGGGCTGGCAAGCAGGAGAAGGCGAAGCCTCGCCTCGTCCCTGTGATGATGCCGATGGCACGGTGATTGATATTCTGTTGGGCCTGTCATATACTGCGGCCCAAATATCCAGCGAAAGGCGCGCACCTTGGCCCGCATGACCAAAGACCAGCGGCTTGCAAACGTCCATGCAGAAGCATTGGCCGAGTTCGATGACATCCAAGGCGTGATGCGCGATGAGCGTTTGCAGTGCCTGGAGGATCGCCGCTTTTACTCCATCGCCGGCGCGCAGTGGGAGGGCAACCTCTATGAGCAATACCTGAACAAGCCCAAGTTCGAGGTGAACAAGGTCCACCTGGCCGTCATGCGGATCATCAACGAATACCGCAACAACCGCATCACGGTTGACTTCGTGAGCAAGGACGGCACCGAAGACGACAAGATGGCCGACGTGTGCGATGGCCTGTTCCGTTCTGACGAGCAGGACAGCGGCGCCAATGAGGCGTACGACAACGCCTTTGAGGAGGCTGTCGGCGGTGGCTTCGGTGCGTTCCGCCTGCGTGCCGTATACGAAGACGAGTACGACGAAGAGAACGAAAAGCAGCGCATCCGCATTGAGCCGATCTATGACGCCGACACCACCGTGTTCTTCGATCTGGATGCCAAGCGCCAGGACAAGTCAGACGCGCGCATGTGCTATGTGCTGACCGCGATGACGCCCGATGCCTACCGCGAAGTCTGGGAAGATGACCCGACCACCTGGCCGAAGGGCATCCAGCAAACGGGGTTTGACTGGGCAACGCCTGATGTCGTTTATGTTGCTGAGGTCTACCGCGTCGAAGAGGCGTCGGAACTGATCCGCATTTTCCAGACCCTCGACGGGCAGGAAGAAAAGTATTTTGAGCGCGACTTCGAGCAAGATCCTGAACTGGAAACGATGCTTGAGGCTGTCGGCACCAAAGAGGTCCGCCAGCGCCGCGTGAAGCGCCGCAAGGTGCGCAAGTACATCATGAGCGGCAGCAAGGTGCTGGAGGACAGCGGCTACATTGCCGGCGACCAGATCCCGATCATCCCGGTCTATGGCAAGCGTTGGTTTGTGGACAACGTCGAGCGGTGCATGGGCCATGTGCGTTTGGCCAAGGACGCCCAGCGCCTGAAGAACATGCAGCTTTCCAAGCTGGGCGAGATCAGCGCGCTTTCGACTGTTGAGAAGCCGATCTTCACGCCCGAGCAGGTCGCCGGCCACGAAATGATGTGGTCCGAGGACAACCTCAGAAACTATCCCTACCTGCTCCTGAATACCGTGACCGACGCCAACGGCGGTGAGACGCTTGCCGGCCCGGTCGGCTACACCAAGCCGCCACAGATCCCCCCTGCGCTGGCTGGCCTGTTGCAGATCACCGAGCAGGACATGAGCGATCTGCTGGGCAAGCCCGATGCTGCCGAGGAGGTCGTCTCCAACATCAGCGGCAAGGCCGTGGAACTGATCCAGCAGCGTCTGGACATGCAGACATTTATCTACATGTCGAACATGTCCAAAGCCGTGAAGCGTTGCGGTGAGGTCTGGCTGTCGATGGCGCGTGACATCGTGGTCGAACCTGGCCGCAAGATGAAGTCGGTGGGCCTCGGCGGTGAGTTGTCCAGCATTGAAATCGGCAAACCGATGCTCAACCCCAAGACCGGCGAAGTCGAATACGAAAACGACCTGTCCAACGCCAAGTTTGACGTGGCTGTGGATGTCGGCCCGGCATCGGCCACCAAGCGCAGCGCCACGGTTCGCGCGCTGTTGGGCATGATCCAGATCGCGCCAGATCCTGAGACGCAGCAGGTGCTGACATCGATGGCCATGATGAACATGGACGGCGAGGGCATCGGCGAGGTGCGCGCTTACTTCCGCGACAAGCTGATCAAAATGGGCGTCATCCAGCCGACCGAGCAGGAAGGCGAGAAGCTGTTGGCCGAAATGCAGGCCGCGCAGCAGCCCGATCCGCAGGCGCTTTACCTACAGGCCGCCGCGATGGAAGCGCAGGCCAAGGCTGGCCAGGCTCAGGCCAATACAGAATACACCTTGGCGCGTGCGGAAGAGACCCGCGCCAAGACCGTTGAGGTGCTTGCTGGCATTCAGCAGAAAGAGCGCACCAACGTCGTGGAAACGGCGAAGGCTCTGCAAGAGACCGTCGCCACCGGAATGCGGCAACCGCCCAGCCGCACAATGTAATGGGTGAGAAAATCGCGAGGATCGCATGACTGAATTGGCAGAACAGGTTGAAGAGGACTTTGAAGTCGAGGCTGAAGAAACTGAACTAGAGGCCGAAGATGCCGAGATGGCAGACGAGGCTGAAGGCGATGATGCCGAAGATGGAGAGGTCGTCATATCGATCGGCGGGGAAGCGCCAGCCCCGGAAGAAGATGAGGAGGCCCGCGCGCCCGATTGGGTTCGTGACCTTCGCAAGCAGTATCGTGAGGAGAAACGTCGAGCCAAGGAGCTTGAACAGCGTCTAGCGCAGGTCGAACAGCGGAACACACCCGGGGTCGCGCCCCTCGGACCGAAGCCAACGCTTGAGAAAGCCGATTACGACACCGACCGATACGAGCGGGAATTGACCGCATGGTACGACAAGAAGCGCCAGCACGACGACCGTGAGGCTGCCATGAAGTCTGAGCACCAAGCTGTTCAGAAAGAATGGGAGCGCAAGTTGGAGGGCTATCAGGGGGCGAAGGCCAGCCTGAAGGTGCGCGACTTTGAGTTTGCCGAGGATGTCGTCCAAGACACCCTTAGCGTCATGCAACAGGGGATGATTGTGCAAGGTGCCGAAAACCCGGCGCTTGTCGTTTATGCTCTGGGCAAGAACCCGAAAAAAGCGAAGGAAATCGCTTCCATCACCGATCCCGTGAAGTTCGCCTTCGCGGTTGCGAAATTGGAGACGCAGTTGAAAATCTCGAACCGTAAGGCTCAATCGTCACCCGAGCGCAAGATCAGCGGCACTGCCCGCCCGTCTGGCGCGGTTGACAGCACCCTAGACCGCCTGCGGTCTGAAGCAGAAAAGACTGGCGACTATTCCAAGGTTTTCCAGTATAAGAAGCAGAAGGCCAAGGGCTAACCCCCACACATGAAGGACCGCTAAAATGGCGAACTCGTTTAGTAAAGAAGAGCGCGTAGCGTTCGAGAACATCCTCGAGGGCTTCAACGACGCTTTGGTAATGTCGCGCAACGTGTCGGTTTACAACACCGACGGCTCGATGATGGAACGCACCAACGACGTGATCTGGCGTCCGCAGCCCTACATTGCGACCTCGATCAACGGCGCACCGCGTACCGACATCTCGACCCAGTTTGTTGACTTCACCCAGCTTGCCGTCCCGGCAACGCTTGGCTTCAACAAGACCGTGCCGTTCGCTCTGGACGCTCTGGAACTGCGTGACCAGCTTCAGGAAGGCCGCCTTGGTGACTCCGCAAAGCAGAAACTTGCTTCGGACATCAACGTTGCCATCATGAACGTGGCTGCTGCTCAGTCCACGATGGTCGTGACCCGTTCCGGCTCTGCCGGCGGCTACTCGGACGTGGCCGAATGCGATGCCGTGTTCAACGAGCAGGGCGTGCAGATGTTCGACCGTTATCTGGCGCTGTCTTCGCGCTCGTATAACGGCATGGCGTCG